TTGCTATTGGTAACCCTGATAGGCGGGGTACAGAGTTTCACCGTATTTTTACGGACCCTAACATTTCGCAGGATTGGAAGTTGCATACGATTAGTGCATACGATTTGCCTACGTTTACGGGTGAGCATGTGTATGAGGAGCCGGAGAAGCAGCAGGCGTTTTTGGATGGGCTTACGAGTGTGGAGTGGGTTGAACATAAGAAGCGTGCTTGGGGTGAGGATTCGGCACGGTATAAATCTAAAGTGTTGGGGGAGTTTCCTGATGAGGCGGATAACACGTTTTTTCCGCAGTCTGTTATCGATAAGGGTTTCGATACAGTGTTTGAGGATGATGATGCTGTACGGCCTACGTTAGGTTTGGATGTTGCCCGGTTTGGTTCGGATGAGAACGTTTTGTATATCAATAAGGGTGGTGTTGTACGTTTGGTTGATAAGTGGTCTAAGTTGGACCTTATTGAGACGGCGAGGAGGACTCATGCTCACGGTCAGAGGCTTATGGCGGATGTTATTAATGTTGACGTTAATGGTGTCGGTGGTGGTGTGGTTGATGCTCTTCTTAGGTTGGATGATTTTGTTGACGCCGTTTATAATGTTGGCGCTATTAATGGATCACATAGTTCGCCGGATTCGGCGCGGTGGAAAAATGCGAGGGCGTGGCATTACGATACGTTCCGGGAGCTTTTAGCGGACGGTAGTTTGGATTTGGATTATGAGGACCATCCTTTGCGTGAGGAGATGATTAGTCAGACTTATAAGTTTTCTGCGACGGGTTCTATTCAGATGACTAGTAAGGATGATATGCGCAAGTCGGGTGTTACGTCGCCTGACAGTTTGGATGCGGCAATCCTTTCCACTATTTCGCATGACAGGGTTGGGCCTCGTCCGGGTGATGTTGTGCGGGTTGATGATGTGATGCCGGAGCATGCGTTTTACGCTGCTGATTACTGGTGACCAATCTACTGGTAACATAGCTTTATGGGAATTTTTGATAGGTTTAGGTCTGATTCTGATGGTTCCGAGAAGCTTTTGCGTGAAATTAAGGAACTTTCTCAGGACAATAAAGTTCTTTCGGAATCGTATTCGGCGCTTGCTCGTGCCACTTTAGACTTTGACGATAAGGGTTGGTCGGACCTTAACTCTTCGGAAAACAAAAATATTGCTCTTGCTGATGTGAAACTTGTGTCGAGGCAGGCGCGTAGGCAGACCGCATCTAACCCTCTTTTGAAGCGGGGGCATTCTCTTCGTGCAGGGTATGTGTTTGGCCGTGGGTTTAAAATGTCTCAGGCGGGTAGCCCTCTTGCGCCTCGGTTTCAAAAAATTATTGATGACCCGATTAACCAAAAAGTTTTGTTTGGTGATGGTGCTTGCCGTAAGAACGAGAAGGCACATTTTACGGATGGCAACTTTTTTGTTCGCTACGATAAGCGGACGAACAGGTTTAGCCGTGTCCCTCTTGATGAGATTACGGGTTGGGCTACGGACCCTGATGACCCGGAGATTGTGCGTTACTATTTGCGTGAGTATGAGCAACGCCAGCCGGTAACGAACCCTTACAGTACGTATCTTGCGGAGACGGTGAAAGTTTGGTATCCGTTGGATTATGTGACGAACCCTGTTTCCCGTATTGACAATATTGCGGTTGACCGTAACTTTGTGGTGATTGATAGCAAAGTTAATGATGAGAGTGGTGGTCTTTGGGGTTTGCCTGATGCGCTTCCTGCTTTGCCGTGGACGTGGGCGTATTCAGAGTATTTGAAGGATGGCTCGAAAATGTTGAAGGCTTTGTCGGGTATTGCCTGGCAGGTTAAAACGAAGAGCGCTAAGGGTGGCGCTAACATTAGTTCGAGGCTTATGAACAACCGTGAGGTTGCTGCTACGGCGGTGACGGGTGCGGATGTTGAGATGAGCGCTATGCCGAGGAACAACTCGGTCGATTTGAGTACGGGGCAACCGTTGGCCGCTATGGCTTCTACGGCGATGGAGGTTCCCGTTGGGGCGCTTCTTGCGGGCGAGGGTGACCAGGGTGGTGCGGGGTCACAAATTATTGACCAGTCCACTTTGTCTGCCGCCTATTCAAGGCAGGGCTTGTGGGAAGACTTCTTTGTTCGTGTACTGAAGTTGATAGGTGTTCCTGACCCTAGTGTCACGTTCAACAACATTATTGTTGATCCTGCGTACCGGACAGTGCAGTCGCTATCTCAAGCGTGGATGTCTGGTTTGTTTGAGGCAGAAATTATGCAGGAAGCTATTGCGGAGCAGTTGGGTATTGAAGCTCCAGGCCCTGTGCCTGATGGGGCGCTTGTTCCTAACAACTCTGGAAGTTTCGCTAACACTGGGACGACGGTGGGTGCGGGCAACCCAAACAATATTGCGAGCAGTCAAGGTAACTCGGGTGCCGGCGTTGATGACATTTCTGATGGTGACAATAACATGAGGGATTTGGATAACAACCCGAGATAGATTATCGTGATATTATTGACACAATGTCTACTCTCTTCCAGGAACAAGCAAACGCGCCCACTAAGGTAGGCAATAATTGGCGTGCAATTCTTATCACGCCAGGCAAGGGTTCTTCCGGTATTTATACGGAGTCTATGCTGAAGGAGTATGGGGCGCAAGCTTTCCCCAAGGGAACCCATTCTTATGTGGACCACCCCAGGGGTGAAGATGATGTTCGCTCCCCCAAAAACCTTATGGGTGTTTTGGCTGAGGATGCCTACTATGAGGCGGGTGTCGGGCTTGTCGCTGAGCTTACGGTGATGCCTCACTGGAAAGAGTTTGTTGAGTCTGTCGCCCCACACACTGGGCTGTCTATTTACGCCATGGGTGAGGGTAGCTATAACGACGACAAAGAACTTATTGTGGAGAACCTTATTCCTCACATGCAGAACTCTGTTGACTTGGTGGCTTACCCTGGTAGGCCCGGATCGAAACTTTCCGACAAACTGTATGAGGCTGCACGGGCAATGGTTGTTGAGGCTGAGCCTGGAGATTTGAAAACGGGCGACTTTGTTTCATGGAACAATAGTGGCGGTCGGGCTCGTGGCAGCATTGAACGTATTATTCGTAGCGGGAATGTGAACATTCCTGACAGTAGTTTCACTATTGACGCTACGGCAGAGAACCCTGCCGCCCTTATCCGTCTGTATCGTGACGGGAAACGTACTGACACTGTTGTTGGACACAAATTTTCTACTTTAACAAAAATTTCTGACATTACTGAAGCTTTGCCAAGTAACTTCCGTGCCGCCAGCTCGGAGGATGTACCTGCGGGCCGCGCTTGCGGCAACTGTATGTTCTATAACGAGTCGCGTATGCAGGGGGAGAAAGCTTTCTGCACAAAGTGGGAAGCGTATGTGGCCAGCGATGGTTACTGTAACGGCTGGCAAGCCGAAGAAAAAACTTCTACCCCCATGGGTAGTGAGAACGGTACTGCTGCTAAAACAGTCGCAGCAACCGAATCAAACAAGGAAGAAGGATACTCAGATATGGAACTCAAGGAATTGAGCGACCAGCTGGCCGAACTGCCAAGCTTGGTAGCCGCCGCTGTTGCAGAAGCCCTTGCGCCTGTCGTGGAGTCCGAGGAAAAAGAAGAAGTTGACGTTGCGGCTGTTGCTGAAGCGTTGGTTGCTGCTGACCTCCCCGAGATTTCCCGTAAGGCCGTCTACGAGTCGCTTCGCGCCGGTGCAGACTTGCAGGAGTCAATCGAAAGCCAGAAAGCTTTTGTTGAGTCCGTCAAATCGCACTTCAAGGAAGAAGCCAAAACTTCTTCTCGCGTTGAAGAGTCCGTTATCTCAAATACCGACGCAAAGGCTCCCGGCCTTTCTAGCATTCTCAACGTAAAGGTTGGTGCCTAATGGCCCTGAATGAAGTTTACGCAAACGGAGAATCCCTGAACTATGTGGTTAACTCCGCTGTGAAGTCTGGAGACTTTGTTGTTCTTGGTGGCATCGTTGGCGTTGCAGAGACCGATGCAGAAGTTGGTCCCGACACGCTTTCCTACTCAACCCTCCGTCACATTGGCGTTTTCCGCGGAACAACCGCTGTCGCCGTGACTGTTGGGGCACCCATCTACTTGGCATCCGCTGCTACGTACGGCACCGCTATGACCACAACTGAGGGCTCTAACAAGCTTGTCGGTTATGCGATCAAAGCTAAGGGTG